GATTTACGATCTTCCTGCTCTACACCGCCAGATGCTTGATGTCCTTGGCATTAAGGATGCAGCAAAGCTCGTCCCAACCATCGACGATCAAAAGCCTGTAGATCCAGTCTCGGAGAATATGAATGCTCTGAAGGGCAAACCCATGAAGGCATTTATTTACCAGGATCACGACGCACACATCGCGGTTCACCAGACCCTAATGCAGGATCCCAAGATCATGGGAGCGATTGGTCAGAACCCGATGGCTCAACAGATCCAGGCTTCGCTCATGGCGCATATTGCAGAACACCTTGGTTTCAAATATCGCAGAGATATTGAGAATACTTTGGGTGTTCCGCTACCGCCGCCGGACAAACCTCTGCCAGAGGATGTGGAAGTCAACCTGTCTCAGCTCGTGGCTCAAGCCTCGGCCCAGCTTCTCCAGAAAAATCAAGCAGAAGCAGCCCAAGCCCAGGCACAGGCTCAGGCACAAGATCCTGTTATCCAAATGCAACAACAAGAACTCCAGCTCCAGGCTCAGAAGCTTCAGATGCAGGCCCAGAAGGATCAGGCCGATCTACAGCTCAAGGCTCAGCAGCAAGAGATCGAGCGCGAACGAATTATGGCCGAGAACAAACGCGAGGCTATGAGACTGGCCGCAAAAGAGCGCGGCGAAGACAAGAAGGCACAAACCGCAATATTAAAGGAAACACTCAAACCGAAAGGCTAATGAATGGATACGAGAGTGCTTGAAGTAATTTCCTCTCAGTTAGACGACCAAATTGCACAAACACAAGAATTTCTAGGTACCGGACAAGCAAAAGATTACGCCGAGTACCGAGAAAGTTGCGGAAAGATCCGAGGGCTGATTTCCGCAAAGCAGTTAGTACAAGACCTCGTGCGCAATTTGGAGAACTCTGATGAGTGAACTTTTAATAGGGGTAAACCCTGATGCACCGGAGGAGGCGACGGTTCTGCCCGAGACTCCCGAGGAAAAGGCTAGGCAGCTGCCCAAGCCTATGGGATACAAGATCCTGGTCTGTATTCCTGAGATCGAGGACAAATACGAAAGCGGCATTTTAAAAGCCGATCAGATCATTCGGTATGAGGAGCTTCTTACCAATGTCCTTTTCGTAGTTGAACTCGGCCCAGACTGTTACAAAGACAAGGATCGCTTCCCCCACGGCCCGTGGTGCAAGAAAGGCGACTTTGTCCTGGTGCGGGCTAACACTGGTACCCGGGTCAAGATTCATGGCCGGGAGTTTAGGCTGATAAACGACGATTCCGTGGAAGCCGTAGTGGAGGATCCGCGCGGTATTTCTCGTGTTTAAGGAGTAAAAAATGGCTGAAGAAAAACTAGAGTACGAATTTCCAGATGAAAACGAAGTAAAGGAGGCTTCCCAGCAGGAGCTTCCTTTGGAGAAAACCGCCCAGGCGCCAGAAGATGTGTTAGTTGTAGACGACACCCCGGAAGGTGATCGTGGGCGACCGCCTTTAGACACCATCCCAGAGGATGTGACCGATGAAGAGCTTGAGAGATATACAGATCAAAAGCTTAGAAAGCGGCTAGAACACCTTGGCAAGGGCTATCACGAGCAGCGCCGCAAGGCAGAAGCAGCTCTTCGGGAAAAAGAAGAGGCTTTGCGCATTGCACAAGCTATTATTGAGGAAAACAAGAAACTCAAGGGATCTTTAAACCGTGGCCAAGAAGCTCTAATTAACCAGGCTAAAGCGGCCACCGAGCTGGAGCTGGAAAAGGCTAAAAAGAAATTCAAGGAAGCCTACGATGCCGGCGACTCTGATGCCTTGGTAGATGCCCAAGACGCTCTGACTGCGGCAAAGTTAAAAGCCGACCGGATTGCTTCTTTTAAACCTACCCCTTTACAAGAGGAAGAAAAGGGAGTAGAAACCAAACCATTCGTTCAAGCACCTCCTCCCGATACCAAAGCACTTGCTTGGCAGGACAATAATCGGTGGTTTGGCCAGGATGAGGAAATGACCAGCTTCGCGCTTGGATTGCACCAAAAACTGGTCAGATCGGGGGTAAACCCCCAGAGTGATGAGTATTACGAGCGTATTGACTCTCGTATGCGACAGGTCTTTCCGGATGCGTTTACTTCTCCGGGGGAATCCGAGAAGGTTGAAAAACCGACTCGTGCGATAAGTAACAATGTAGTGGCACCTGCAACGCGAAGTACTGCTTCGAAGAAAATCGTACTAACGCAGACACAGGTAAACATCGCCAAGAGGCTAGGCGTTCCTTTGGAACTCTATGCCAAAAAGGTTGCAGAGGAAGCGAGGAAATAAAATGGCTGAAAACAGAAATAGTCGTGACATTGAAAAACGTGAAACTACCGAGCGCGTAAAGAGCTGGACACCTCCTACTCTTTTACCTGAGCCTGCGCCGCAGGACGGGTATAAATTCCGGTGGATTCGTCTTTCAACACTAAACCAATCTGATCCAACCAATTTATCCGCCAAGCTTCGCGAGGGATGGGAACCCGTCAGGGCGTCCGACCACCCAGAACTAATGTTGCACGGGACTGACGTAAGCGAAAAGTTCAAAGACAACGTAGTTATTGGTGGCCTGATTCTCTGCAAGACCCCGACAGAATTGGTCGAGCAACGGAATGCTCATTTTCAAAAGATCACCGAAAGCCAGACTGAATCTGTTGACAATAACTTCATGCGCGAATCTGACCCACGGATGCCGCTTTATAGAGAGCGGAAGTCGTCGGTTAGCTTCGGTAAAGGCTCATAACTTTTTGAACGAGGTTTAACATGGCATATCCTGCTGTTTCAGCCCCTTACGGGCTACGTCCGATCAATTTGATCGGCGGACAGGTGTTTGCTGGCTCGACCCGTCTTCTGCCCATTGCTTCTGGCTCCGGCACCTCCATTTTTTATGGTGATGTTGTCGTGGTTAATAGCACTGGTACGATTACTAAGGTCTCAGCAACAGCTTCCAGTGTTTCCGTCGTTGGTGTTTTTCTGGGCTGCCAGTACACCAATCCCACAACCAAGCAACTGCTCCAGCAACAGTACTATCCTGGTGGCACAGTAGCTTCTGACATCAAGGCTTTCGTCCTGGATGATCCGGACGCTCTGATGAAAGTCGCAGTCGTTACCGCTGGTACTACGACCGTTTCTTTCCTCACCCAGGCAGCTGTTGGTCAGAACACCGCTTATGTGCCGAACGCTTCTGATGGTTCGACCATTACTGGTGATTCTGCTGCTGCGGTTTCGGCTACTACTGACACTGAGACGGCCCTGCCGTTTAAGATTGTTGATGTAGTGCCTGACACAGCCATCGCTGGTTTCCCCGGTTCCTATACCGAGGTAATTGTTAAGTTCAACTTCGGAATCCATCAGTATTACAATGCTGCTGCTTCCGCAGTTTCGGCATAAGGAGCTACTAAATGGCTATTTCACGCGCACAACTACTGAAAGAGTTGCTCCCGGGCCTGAACGCACTGTTTGGTCTGCAATACGCAACCTACGGGGAAGAGCATAAAGAGATCTATGAGACTGAGACCTCTGAGCGTTCTTTCGAAGAAGAAACCAAGCTGTCCGGATTCTCCGCCGCTCCGGTGAAGAACGAGGGCGCTGCCATTGCTTATGACAATGCGCAGGAAGCTTTCACCGCACGTTACAACCACGAAACCATTGCTCTGGGTTTCTCGATCACCGAAGAGGCAATCGAGGACAACCTGTACGACAGCCTGTCGTCCCGGTACACCAAGGCACTGGCTCGTGCTATGGCTTATACCAAACAAGTTAAAGCCGCCAACGTGCTTAACAACGGGTTCTCCACTAACTTCCCTGGTGGTGATGGCAAACCTCTGTTTGCGACTGATCACCCCCTGGTATCTGGTGGCACGAACTCCAACGAGCCTTCCACGCCTGCTGACCTGAATGAGACCTCCCTTGAGGCGGCCGTTATTCAGATCGCAGCTTGGACGGATGAGCGTGGTCTGCTGATCGCTGCCAAGCCCCGCAAGCTGATTGTTCCGCCCGCACTGATGTTCGTGGCGACCCGTCTGCTTGAGACTGAGCTTCGCGTAGCTACGGCTGACAACGACATCAACGCCATCAAGAACAATGGTTCGATCCCAGAGGGTTACACAGTTAACCACTATCTGACGGACACGAACGCATGGTTCCTGACGACAGACGTTCCCAACGGTATGAAGCACTTTGTCCGTACTCCGCTGCAAAACAGCATGGACGGTGACTTCGACACCGGTAACGTCCGTTACAAGGCTCGTGAGCGTTACAGCTTCGGCTTTAGTGATCCGCTTGGAATGTTCGGTTCGCCGGGCGCTTCCTAAGCGTAAGGAAAAGGGGGTTGCAAAACCCCCTTTTTTCTGTATTCTGTCGTTTAAGTCTAGGATTTTTAGCCCTACCGACTGGCCTAGCAGACTTAGTAGAGACGGTAAGGCGATGTGCTACTACACGAGGACAACATGGCTCGTACTACCTTTTCAGGCCCAGTCGCGTCTGACAACGGCTTCATTGGAGGCACCGCCTCTTCCCCCATCACGGTTACAACCGCCCAAAACATTTCCAGTTTTTACGCAACTTCTTCGGCTACCACTGGAGATACTCGTTTAAATTACAGCCGCCTGGACATTACCAGCACTGGCTCTGGTGAAACCCTTCGTGCGTTTACACGAGTTACCGGCGCTAACGCCGCTACTGGCGGAACTGTAAACGGTGCGCATATTTCTCTGTCGGTCAATACTGGCGGAACAATCTCTGGCGCTGCTAACGCTCTGCGTGTCACCCTTGGTGGTGCAGCTGGCGTATCGACTGGTGGCACAGTAGCTGCTCTGCAAGTAGATTCGGACATTACCAATACCACGACTCTGCCCGCAAGCGCTTCGTTTATTCGCGTAACCAATAGCGGCACTGGCACGATTGGCAACCTTATGAATCTTCCGTCTGCAATGTTAGTTGCTCACGTAGCGGCCGATTCTACGCACAGCATTAAGGTAGTGTCGTCCACCGGGACGAATTTCTACATTATGTGTACTAACGTTGCTCCCTAATGGAGATCACTAAAGAATACTTGCTAGCAGAGATCAAAAACATGGAACGGCAACGAGACCACGCACATGATGTGGCAGTTGCTTCCCAAGCGGCGATTGATGTGTTGCAAGGTTTAGTGATGAGAATGGAAGCACCTGAGCCTGATGGAATTAAATTATCAGACTTGGGTCTTCCTGATCCAGAACCTATAACGGAGAGCCAAAATGCCATCAATGCAGTATGACGTTAAATCGCAATATGCGACTGCGTCTGGCCTAATCATCCCGTACCGTACCCGACTGAAAGCATTTCTGTTTGGGTCGGCTACAACCAGTCCTGGTACTGTGGGGATGTATGACGATACGTCTATATCTGGGACGTATACCCGTTCAACAACAACCGCCACTGTAACTGCTCAGAATCACGGTCTGGTTGTTGGGGAGTATGCGTTCATAGATTGGTCAGGCGGCACAAACCCAACGGACAACTTTTATAAAGTTGTTACAGTGGCCGATGCAAACACATTTACCGTAACGGTAGCAGACGCTGGAGATGGTTCTGGCAATGCGCTGGTCTACAACGATGTAATGGTGATTAGTAAGGTCACCACGGCAAACGACGTTTTCAATATCGTTCCTGGCGAGGGCATCCTTGCAAGGAAAGGTATCCGGATCTTTTTAGAAAACAGTGTTACCGCAACCATCTACTACGGATAAAAATGAACCGAGAACAATCCTACGATCTGGCTGG